TTGGACTGGTTGCGATAGCACATCGGCCAGCGAGTCTTTGTCAATTAGCTTCTTGTTCGTCATCTTCTTCGTCTTCCTCGTCTTCGTCTGCTAAAAGTTCCTCGGCAGGAGGAACGTGAAAATGGAATGGTGGATTCACAAGGTGCCCGGCTAAAGTCGAACACTCGGCAACGATTGGCAACCATTGCTCGTCACTCAGCTTATTGCCTTCCAGCAATGGCATGATCCGTGAGTCTGGTGCCTTGCACAGCAGACCCATGTTGACACCATCGACAGTGACAAACCACTGATCGAACTCGACTAGGTTGCCGTCAACGCCAGTCCCAACGTGTGTAACAAGTTCTGTTTTGCTCATAGTTATGCTGCTGTGAAGGCTGGACCTGTAACTCCGTCATACTGGATCGTCATCGATCCTTTCATGACTTCGCCGTTTTTCGGCGCTGGGAAATCAACGCTTTTTACGAATGCGGTTCCTGCAAACGAACCTGCACCTGGATAAGTGATCGTAAATGTTGTTCCAGCGTACGGTTCGCTGGTTGGAATCATGGTGGTCGATGTTGGCACAGCAGCACCGAGCCAATAAAACTCGACCGTGACTTCTGGCAAGTCTCGCAAGTCGCCAGGACGCATTCGCTTAAATCCTGTCGTGGAAAGAACCGTCACATCAAGCGGAGTCGCCTGGATTTTTGCCGAACTGATTGAGGTCAGAAAGGTTGTGATTCCAAGTCCTGAAATCGTCGCGCCGTTACCGGTGACTGGTACTGTTAAAGCTGCCATTTAACTCGCCTCCCAATAGTGAACTAACAAATCGAAACTGGTGATGTACCGATGCTCCTGATTGCCGTCCGTTGGTGGACCGCTTTCGTAAGAATCGCCGCTGTCTATCTCTGTCCCGCAAAAATAGATGTTGAGTGTGATACCTTGGTACGCACAAATGCCGCTGGTTCGGATCGCGTGCGAAATGTCGTTAGCAGACTCCCGCGATGTGCCGTAGCAATCAAGCTGGAATCGTGCGTGGGCGAGTCTGGTAACGTCGCCGGTTGTGTGTTCGCGTAGTGTCGAAATCTTGTAGTAGACGATTGCCGGGAGCGTAGCGTTTTGAAGCAAAGCGTCAGGGTACATACGTTGTCCAACCAACGCGGAAACGCCCGCGTAGCTTAGTAGTTTTGACCTGAGTGCTTTGCCTACGTCGCTTGCCATTATTCGCCGCTGATTACTCCAATAGTTCGAGTGGCAGTTTCAGCAGTTCCGCTAACAACTTGAAGATATTTGACGCCCTCAAATGCCAGTCGATTTAGACCGATGTGCCGAGATGTGGAAACCGTCACCGAGTACAACGTTGATTCGTAGTACACTGGCCTGAACGTTGTTCCGTCTGCTGAGGCGTTAAAAGTAAAGGCGGTACCAGTCAACGCTGCTGGAGTTGTCAACGCAACTGGTATTCGACTGTTTTCAAGGGTCAGCGAAGTGGAGACAGTGCCAGAAGTGGCGATTGTTACCGTGTCGGTGAGTCGTAAGTTCTTAGCCAAGTTTCAGCTCCTTAATTTCTTTTTCCAGTTGTGCGTAACCAGCAGACTGTTGAGCCGCTTTTGTTTCGTCGAACGCTCGCTGCATGAATCGTTCTGTTGGGTTGATGCGTTTGATTTTGCCGCTGTCAACGCCCCAGTAAAATACTTTGCGTTGCTTGCCAGCTTCGAAGTTCAGCTTGTTGGCTTTCGGATGATCTCCACCGACTATTAGTACCCCGCCGCGATTGTTTTTTAGATACTTCGTTTTGATGTGCTTGCCGGAGCTGATCTGCCAAGCTGCGTTGTCTTTGTACTTCTTGCCCCACTTCTTGCGTGTGCCTGAAGTGATTGAGTTTGGAGCAATTGCTTTCGCTTTTGCGACAATAGGCTTTGCCATCGCTTTCAAGACTCGCTCGCTCGGCCCAAGTCGAATCAGCAGCGGAATTTGCATAATCTTGGCAAGCATTGCCTCGTCAAATGAAATCTCAAGTTTCAGGCTCATGTTGTTGCCACCAGTTCTATGAACTTGCGAAGTCCGTCGACTTGATTGACGTAGGTTATCCCATACGACACGTCATCGAAAAGGACTCGCATCTGTGTCGTGTAAACTGGCTTGTACCGAACTCGAAAGATCGCCTTTGTGCCAGCTTCAAGTTGTCGGCCTCTCATCGATTCCATGCCGCCAGTCGGCATAAAGTCCGCAGGTTCGTTCTCCAGCACCGTTTGCCAAGTAACGATTGGTTGCCCAGTGTCGTCTTGTGCTTCAATAGGCTCTTGAATGTGGACGCGATGCCGCATCGCTCCGACTTTGGTTTTGCTCATGGGTAGCTAGCCCTCATGTATCGCAGGACAAGCTTTTCGTAGTTGCCAAGGTCGGTTGATCTGTCGTTGTCGCCTCGGTTCGCGTCGAAGTAGTACCCGATCAGTTGCAGGATCGCCCGCTTTGCTACGCCTGGCACGTTGGTGTCATCCGAACCATATCCGCAGACGTAGGTAATCTCCCAAGCGTCCCAGCGAGCTGCTGTTGCCGGAGTTGTTGCTTGGTAGGCTAGCCGAATCTGCCGGAGTGGCTTATGCAGTTGGTACAACGCCGATGAAAGCGTTTGCTGAACGTTGGCACCGTCGTAATACTTAACTGTCGTAATCGATTGCACTGGTCGTTTTGGAAGTGTGATTTTGTCGCCAAAACTTTGGCATTGGACCTTCCAGGTTTGCGTTAGCAATGCCGTATCAGTGTCGTCTTCAAACTGTTCCCGGCATTGCTTAATCAAGTCGGTCAAATGGTCATCGTGTGCGTCGTCGGTCAGCGACATTTCCAGTTGCTTTTTCGCTTCGAATAGCGTCACTGGCTCCACGGTTGGACGTGTCACGATTTCCGGAAACAATTGTTGATTCATCGACAACATATTCAGCAATCCTACAACGTTCAACCAGTAAATTAGCAACACCATCATTCAACGTCACTTCCCGCCCTATCGGAAACCGCTTCCAGTGCTTCAGTAGCCTTATTGTTTGCATTTTGTCTCTGTATCCTTTCCACCCACTCCGCTGGGTACATGTGGGTTATGCTCATGTCTTCCTCGTGAATCGCCACCATCTCTTCCAAGTGGCCGATTCGGCAACCTGGGTCCATGTAAAGCGTTCGTCCAGCCTTTTTCCATTGACACCAGAACCAAACGTCCGAATCGATTTTGTCGTCGTCCCAGCCGCCTGTTGAACTTGGCTGGCAGAAGAACCAAGGTTTTGGAACTTCCGAAAGCTTCTTTGCGTTGATAATTGTCAAACCAAAGTGGGCAGTATCGAGTCGAAGCGGATAACCGTTCCATGTTGCCGAAGTATGGCCCTCGAGCGTGCCGAGAATCGACTTCTTTCCTCGTCGCACCTGCATTGCACAAAGTGCGTCGATTGTGTCTTTTTCTTGGACCGCAATGCTGATCAATCTTTGCAGTTGCTCTGCTGTGAAGACTGAATCTCCATCGACCGTTAAGATGTACTCGACACCTGCTTTGATTGCGTCTTCCATCATGATTTGCATGCACTGTCCGTAGTACACACCGCCGGAAACGATCAACGGAATACCAAGCTTTCGAAAGCTGAATTCCATGTTGTTTCTGCACCATGTGTTCTCGTAGCGTCCTGCGGTCATCAATGCACAAACGTTCACTTGCTGCTGTGTATCACTCACCTGTTTGCTCCAGTGTGGGTAAGAAGAAAAGAAAACTAACCTGCAACGCCTTGCGTCGAGTTTGCTGAGTTCAGTGCGTTGCGAAGACCTGGATCGAGAACGCCGACAGCACTTGAAAGAACTGCGCCGTTCGTAGTTGTGTCAGGAGTCAGCGTCAAACGCAGAAACTTCTTGCGTCCCTTCAAGTCAACGTGCGATGTGTGAACAATCGCAGCGGTATTGTCGAGAGTCTGGTTAAAGCTTGCGTTGAACGTCGCAAAGGTTGTCGCAACAGTCGTATCCGACTCGGACAACTGAATTGCAACGTTGGTGGAGTTGGTGTTTGCCTCTGCCGAAATCGAAACAACGATTGATGCGTAGTTCGCGCCTGTCGTGTCAAGGTTCGCGGTTCGTGCTGTGGTTGCCGATGCTGATGGTGCCAGCAAGACGCTGTAAAGATTGGACTGAACTGGTTTCATGGCTTTTTATCCTTTTGGAAATTTGTTTGTGTCAGAAAAGGGGGCTAGCAGCAAAGCTTACTAACCCCCAAACCGCCTGGAGCAACAGGGGTGGCTCTAGGCTTAACCGAAGATTCCGCGAATGATGCCGCCGGACACTGAAGCAGTGCCAACATCGAAGCAGCGGATGTCGTATCGCTGGGTGGCTCGCAATGCGATCGAATCTTGTTCGAAGTAGCGAGAGCTATCGATTGCAAGAGTGATGTTCTTGCGACTTCCGAGGTAAACACCTTCGCGGAGGTCACCAAAGAAACAGAACGTGCCGCCAGTGGTTCCAGTCAATCGGCTTTCCAGTACTTGGCTCCAAACAACTGGGAAACCAAGGAAAGAAACCATTGAAGGGCCATTGGCGATCGTCATGTTGGTGTTACCACCGACTGCATCAGCCAGTCTTTGCATCGAAGCGGCCCAGCCAGCCTTGCTGATGTACCACTTTGGTTGAAAGCCTGCCCATTGCTTTGCTTGGCCGATCATGCTTTCGAAGTCTGCCATCGTCAAAGCGGAAAACGTTTGGCGCGAGGTTGCAGTGTATTGCGAACCAGCGAGCAACGCGGAAATCAAGCCCTGGATTCCACCGTAGGTGCTTGTTCCATCACCCAAAAAGCCTGCCGAGTCTTCAGCGATTGCAAACGACTGGGCAATGGATCGGCTCAACATCTCAGCAATCGAGATCGCAGCGTCTTCGTTCACTTCGTTAGACATGACTGTCAACGTTGCCAACTTCTTCGCATCAAGCTTAATCGAGGCAAGCGTTGGATCGCTTGCAGTGATCGTTGCGTTCTCTCCAACGTAGTACGCAGTGACTTCCGACGCCAAACGTGGAATCGTCCACGTGGAATCGCCCATTGGTACAACGGTCGCGTTCTGACGGAATACTCCGTAGGCTTCCCTTAACTCGACAATACTCGCAGCAAGCGGATCGGGCAGTAGGAAACCACCGAGCGTGTTGTTTCCACCACTCAACGCAGCCTTCAGGCCGTGATCGATACAGATTCGCTTAGACCGCGAGTTGCCATTGAACGCAGCAAGTGCCCAGTTGCCCATCAACCAAGCATCTTCAGCAGACTCAAAGCCTTTTGGTGCTTTAGCCTTAGCTTGTGCAGGAATCTTGACGGTCTTGTCTTTGGCTGCTTCGTTGGCTTCTTGCTTCTTGACAATATCGACCGCTGCGGATTCGATTCGCAACATTCGGCTATGGTCTTTGCGAAGTGCTGCAATCTTTCCAGACTCCGCATCTGTCCCAACGATAGAATCGATTTCTTGGGTTTCTTCCGCGTTTAGATCGCGGGCTTCTTCTTTCGCCATTGCTACGATAGCTTCGGCGCGAGCTTGCAAGGATTGGATTTCCTTGCTGATTTCAATAGATGTTCGCATTTAACTGCCCTCTTTGGATTGCGGCAGCTCAAAACGAAAATAGCGGCTTAAACTGCCGACTGTGAAACGAAATGAAACGTTAAACAGTCCGCTCGTCTTTGCCGCTAATCAGTTGCAATGGAACTTGCGTGACTTTTGTAGCCGAGGCTAAACCTTGGCGTTGCGTGAATTGTAGCACTAGCTACAAGTTAATGTCAAGTCTTTACGGAACCATTTAACAGAATTCCATATTGAGCCTTTTGCGAGATTATCTTTAGATGCCAAAGGCTGCAAATTTTCAAATTTCCAAGCATCGCGAAGCTCATCGTCTGGAAAACTTGCTAGTGGTCTT